TGCAGCTCATAGAGTTTGCACTCTTTCGTGCATCCCTTACTGCCTTTTCGGGCCTGCTCATTACACGTTATAAATCGTGCGGACAGAATCCGTGTCAGTGTTTCATTGTCCATCATGCCACCAGATACAGCCAAAGGAATTTAATCAGTGCGGCCGGCACAAAGAAAATCAATGCTGCCCACAGTGCCACAGCCGCCAAAGCCATCAGAATGCCCAGCGTTTTTACAAGTCCTTCCATACTTTTCCTCCAATTACTCAAGTTCATCTCCCCACGCATCCCATCCGGTTGCGTGCTGGCGGGCAAACAGTTCGATTCTCGGCACATCGCCCAGCAATTCCACAATACGCTGTCTGGCTTCATCCGGTTTTACGCTGTGCGCTTGTATAGGGGATTCGATTACCTGGTGCACTGTATGGCTTTTGACCAATGCTTTTGCCTTGAATCCCGGCGTCACTCCCAACAAGCAAACCTCTGCATTTGCACGAGTGTAAGCACCCATTCCATAAAAGTTTCCGCCCGACTTGTATTTTTTGATCCAGACGAATGCCGCCGTTTTGTATGTAAAGCCCCATGCGTCCATAACCTTCAGCGCATCTGGGATGGTTGGGAATGTCGCCCACATGAACAGCGCGCATCCCTGCCCCCCCCCCCCCCGCAAGCTGGCGAACGGGCAATGCGCAAATGTCCTCAACGGTCATTGTGTGGTAGTGCTGCGCTGCGTTCCCGCGGCTTTTTGGTCCAGTTCCATGCTGGCGGTAACTCCACGGCGGATCTGCGTAGATCACCGCGTACTTCTTTTCCGGCAGTTTCATTTCTGATTCTCCTTGAAGCATTTATCGCTTCGCAAAATGCAAGTCTGATCTGCAATCACTGCCCGATCATCCCAGTATTCGTTTGCCCCCACTTTTCTGGTGTCGTTCCTGAAGAACTCTTTCCAGGAAGGCAAGTTCTCGTTGACTGCATCAAAATGCAGTCCCCACCTTTCGCAGGCGGCAACGGCTTCTTCCAATTCTTTTCCTTGTCTGCAAGTCCAGAGGATCAGCCCGGCGCCCTTAGCTTGCTGTTTCTTGGCTTCGTCAATAATGTGCAGAATCGGCTTTCCGATGTTCGGGTACTCATTCGTGCATAAGCATCCATCAAAATCAATGGCGATTGCTTTCTGCATTTTTACTCCGCCTCCTGGATGATCCAAACTCTGTGCTGTCCGTAGCCATCCCAGTTCAGTGCATCTTTGTGGCTGCCGGAAACGGCAACATCCAGATGCTTTCCTTTTACGCTGGCTCCGGTATCCTGAACGATTCTCACGCCCACATCCTCAATGTAGAGGACGGTCCCGAACGGAAAAACGTCCGGGTCTGCCGCCACTGTCACGTCTCCTTCAACCGGCGCACCGCTGGCGGTAATTCCCGTTCCAGTACCACAGATGTGCTCCCGCTTTTCGGTGCAATATGCTGTGCAGAGGAAGTCTCCTGCATCCTCTACCAGCAGCTTTCCGTCCAGCCGATCCCGCGCTTTAAGCGAATCCCGCAGGGTATCTGCATACCCCGCAATTTCTTTCGACACGCCCTCCCAGTCCTCATACCGGGACTTGTAGATGTCTCGCTGGCATTCCAGATCATTGATCCGGTGGTAAAGCGTAGTCGTCTGTACACCAGTGATCAGTACTACCACCAGAGCGATTTTTCCTACATCAATTTTCACAGCCCTTTCATCCTTTCTTTTCTCGTCTTGCACGGACGGCCAGCATCGAACTGGCTCACCTGTTCATGGGGGATAGTCAGAAGCAGGATCATCCTCTATGCGTCCGCATATCAGACCCGCCCGGCAAGAGAGCGCCGGACGGGGCGGCCACGGCAATGGCCTACCGCTTTTGTTCCTGGGCGGATTGAACAGGGCATTTCTACGCTCATGCTGCGGCGCACCCGTTCCCGTCGATTCCATGCGGGTGCGGCTTTTGCGGAAATGGCAGCCCGGTTTTGCACCGGGCTTTAACGGAAAGGAGGACGCTGCTGTACAGCACCATTCCGCTATGTCGGTCGGCTGATTTCCTGACCGTACCGGCTTCCATGGAAAACTCAACTCGGCGCATACAGGGTCCGGCCCTGCTTGCAGCGCTCAATGCCTAGAAAAAGCGCCATGCGCCATATAAAAGCAGCCCCGCTTCTGCGGTGCAGGGCCGCTTATTTCACGTTTGAGAAGAACCATGCTTTGTATCAGCGGCATTGTTTTTCTCGTAGTGCTCGCACTCCACGTTGTAACCACTGCAAGGCGCGCACCGGGCTGCGGTTATCTTGAATGTGTGCTTGCACTGTTCTTCAGTACCCTTTTGTTTTCCCTTGTGCAGGGATACTCTGGTATGTGTACTTCTTGCCAAGCTCTTGATCTTCCTTGCTTTATATAAATAGGTGTTTCGGCCCAAAGGCTTTGGGTTTCGACGCTTGTCCTGCATCGCTTCCCAGCGCACCGGTGGATTGAAGTTTTTCCGCAATTTCATCCGGATTTTGAAACTGCTGAAGTCGCTTTCCCATGTTCCGAATGTTTCATCCATCCACTTGAACATTTCTTTTACGGCTTCTGGCAATTCAAATTTTCCATCACATAGGGGTCCCGGCACTTCCTCAACATCCGGCATGGTTGTCGGCAGTTCTATTCGCTCACCATTCGGAAGATCATAGTAGGCGGTGCCTCTGCTCACTCTTCTACCTCCATGATGTGCGTTGCGATCATGTCAGCCATGTGCAGGCACAGAGCTTCCGGGCAGCGGTCGTATACTTTGCTGAGCGTTCCCCAGTCCTGCTCTCCGCTATATGCTCCCATGTGCCACCTGATTGCCAGGGCTTCCGTGTCGGTCAAGAAAATCCAGTCTTTGATAATGCTGACGGATGCTTCACCGTGTCCCATCAAGTGACTATCTTCATAACGGTAACTGCCATCCGGCTTTTTGATGTACTGCCCAGCCTTGCAAACGTCATGGAGTAACGCGGCGGTCAAGACTGCGCCCTTATTGCATTTTGCAAACTGCGGCATCTTGTCGCATAATTCCAGGGCGGCTCTTGCCACATTGAGAGAATGCATCACCAGACCGCCGGGGACATTCAGGTGATGCTTCGCGCTGGCCGGGGAATTGTAAAAGTCCAGTTCTTCCAGCACCCGCATCAGTGCCATACCGCCGCGCCTACCCTCAATAGCCCGTACCAAAAGGCTGTTGAACTGGTCTTTCAGCGAGATTCTTGTTGCTTCATCCATAGGTCGTTCCCACCTCTCAATCCCAGTCCCGGACTTCATTGTTCCAGTCATAAGCCTTTTTGACCAAAGTGTCCAGCAACACCGGCACTGCCCATGCAACGGCAATGAGATCTGGGTTGTAATTTATTTTGAACAGCCAGCAGACACCCCAGATCAGGGTTGAAAAAATGCCATACAGCACGCCGAACACCAGCAGGCTTTCTCCCAGGTGCAGCGCATCGCGGCGGAAGCGCCGCCAGTTGAATGTCTTGTTGAAGTTGTTGATTGCTCTGTGAAGTTTTTCAAGAATCATTTTTTCTTTTCCTCCATGTGAAACAGGCTGGTTTGACTTGTGTACTCAGAAAACCGTTCTTCTTCCAACTGGAAATAGAACGGATCAATTTCAAATCCGATAAAGCCAAGCCCTGCCTCATATGCTGCTATGCGGCTGCTTCCGCTTCCGAGGTGGGTGTCAAGGATCTTCTGTCCTGGCTCTGCATAGTTTTTGAAAATCCAGTCATAAAGAGCAACCGGCTTCTGCGTTGGGTGGATTCGCTTTTCGTTCAAGCTCTTGTTTCCCTGCATGGTGTCGCCTTCTGTGATGCTTTTTCCCTGCATCATGCCGGACCACATATACCGGAACATTCTCACTGAGGAAAACAAATTTGTCGCCGCAATCTCGCAATCCGAAAAGCTAGAATTTCCATTGCACTTGTCCCACACGATCCGCCCGGTAGGAAACTGGTAGTCAAAATAGTTGCAGCCCCATACAATATAGTGGCGGCACACTCGAAACAGCTCCTTGAAATACTCCGGCTCTGGTTTACTCCAAGCAGGAGAGACGGGGTAGTCACGATGTACGCCTATTTTGCTGACTTTTGATCCGTAAAATCCTCTGCGTTCCGGGCCAGAGAAATACGGTGGATCCACAACCGCCAAATCAAAATAATTATCCGGGAACAGTTCCATTGCCGGCAGGCAGTCCATGTTATAGCAATGGTTCAGCTTAAACACTTCTCCCATGCCTTACTCCTCCGGGCAATCCGCCCGATACCTGAACCGCTGCTTTGCGTTGTATAATCGCTGCTGCCCAAGCTCTGCACTATATCCTGCGCGACCATTGGCATCCATCTTTCCAGTGTCACCGCGCTTCAGTTCCTTATAGATGGTGGAATAGTTGAAGCTCATCGCCCTGGCGATTCCGGCAACACTCTGTCCGGCATTGTACCGGGCTTCCAGCACCTTGCGGTCATCCTGCGTCATGTGTTTTGCCATTCCTGTTCCCTCGCTTTCCTGAAAAATGCGCAAAAAAATAACGCAAGAGAATCCGCTAAGATTTCTCTTGCGTTTTCTCTTGCGTTTATTTTACAAATTCAGCATTTTTTCAGGATGAAGCAGGGCAGAGGGGCGGTTTCGGCCCAATTGGCAAAATCGCACACCAGAACGGTGAAATCTTTCAGCGGAAGTGCCCGCAGCCAGGCCAGCACCGCCTGCTTTTCGTCTGTGCCGATGACCGCCCCGCTGTACAGGATGGCGCTGACCACCCCGCCGGGGCGCACCGCCTGCAGGGCGGCTTCCAGCGCGGGGATGCTGCTGTCGGTGGTGGAGAACACCGCGTGGTCGGCCCCCGGCAGCCAGCCGAAGTTGAACATCACGGCATCCGCTGTGCCGGGCTGCACATACTGTAACAGATGGGCGTGGCTGTCGCAGTGCAGGGCATACTGCCCGGCGGGCACCCCGGCCTGTTCCAGCCGGGCGCGGGTGGAGGCGATGGCTTCCGGCTGGATGTCAAAGCCCAGCACACGGCCCTCCGGTGCGGTAAGACGGCACAGGAAGGCCGTGTCGCCGCCGTTGCCGCAGGTGGCGTCCACGCACAGGCGCGGGTGCACCAGCCGCGCGGCGAGGAAGTCCTGCACGAATTTGACGGCGGTCAGGTCCGGGGTGCGGCGGCGCACCAGCTGCGGCCCCTCGGCCGCAAAGCCGAATTTGGCCCAGAAGGCCATCTCGGCGCAGTCGGCGGGCAGGGGTGCCGTAAACACGGTGGCGGCTTCGCGGTCATAACCGCCAAAGCTGCGCAATACTTCTTTTAACAGGTAGGAGCCATAGCCCTTGCGCCGCCATGCCGGGTCGATGGCAAGGGCGGCAAGGTCCGCGCCCTGTGCGGCGGGGTGCAGGGTGCAATGGCCGATGACCTCCTTTTCCTTATAAAGGGCAAAGCCCGTTTCCGTGCGGCGCAGTTCCATGCGGCAGTCTCCTCTTTTCTGCAGGTTTTTCTGCTGTTACAATAGCAACTGCGGGCGTTCTTGTCAAGAAAAAACGGCAGGACCGCATTTCACAGTTTCTTCACGGCACATGCGATTGGTTTTCACAATTGGTGTATACAATAAGAGCAGTTCCAGGGGGCGCAGTTCCCCGGAGACAGAGCCTTTTCAGGGAAGGAAGTATCAAGATGGATGAGAACAAATGGGAATACAACTATTCCTCTTCCGATAACACGGCAGGCGGCACCGGTTACCCCAATGTGGGCAGCAGCGGTATGAACACCGCCAACCAGTACAACAACGAGCCGGAGCCGCAGGCTGCTGCCCCGGATTCCGGCAGCACGGTGCCTCCCACCGAGGTGCCGCCCCGGCAGCCGGCGGAGCCGGAACCGCCCAAAAAGAAAAAGCATCACGTCAATGGCGGCAAGGTGGCACGCAGTGCCGTGGCACTGGTGCTGGCCGCAGTCATGGGCTTTGCGGGCGGCTATGTCGGCTCCCAGATGAACGGCAGCAAGGTGGTCATCCAGCAGGTGGCTCCCTCCAGCTCCAGCAGCTCTTCCGGCAGTGACAGCTCCATCACCTCGGCTTCGGCGTCCGGCAGCAGCCTGACCACCGAACAGGTGGCAGATCTGGTCAGCCCCAGCGTGGTGGTCATCACCACCGAGCAGGTGGTCTACTCCCAGTGGTCCTGGTACGGCCAGAATCAGGTGGAGAGCGGCGCCGGCAGCGGCGTGATCATCAGCTCGGATGGCTACATCCTCACCTGTGCCCACGTTGTGGACGGTGCTTCCAATATCACCGTGACGATCAATGATAAGGACTATACCGCAACGCTGGTGGGCGAAGACACCACCAGCGACATCGCGGTCATCAAGATCGACGCCAACGGCCTGACCCCCGCTACCGTGGGCGACAGCGACAGCCTGAAGGTGGGTCAGAACGTGATGGCTGTGGGCAACCCGCTGGGTGAGCTGGGCGGCACCGTGACCGGCGGCATGATCAGCGCACTGAACCGCAGCGTGACCATCCAGGGCACCAACTCCACCAACACCATGTCCCTGATCCAGATGGATGCCTCGGTCAGCCCCGGCAACTCCGGCGGCGGCCTGTTCAACATGAACGGTGAGCTGGTCGGCATCGTGAACGCAAAATCCTCTTCCAGCGATGCCGAGGGCCTGGGCTTTGCCATCCCCATCAATGATGCCATCAAGGTGGCACAGGAGCTGCTGGAGAACGGCTATGTGACCGGCCGCCCCTATCTGGGCATCACCTACCTGGCTGTGACCGACGCACAGACGGCACAGCAGCTGGGCGTGAACGCCTATGGCGTCTACATCGTGGACGTGACCAAGGGCGGCCCTGCCGATCAGGCCGGTCTGAAGACCGGTGACCGCATCGTCAGCGTGGACGGCTCGGAGATCGCCGCCAAGGATGATCTGGGCACCCTGATGCAGAAGCATGCAGCCGGTGACACGCTGTCCATCACGGTGGCCCGCGACGGCCAGATGCAGACGGTCAATGTTACGCTGGGCGAAAAGACCGCTTCCAACAGCTAAAAATCCGATAGAACAAGGGCAGACTGCCGAAAAGCAGTCTGCCCTTGTTTTTTTGTTGTTTATACGGCTCCGAACACGGTGGCGCTGTACGGCATCAGAAGGGCTTCCCGTTCATAGGTGCGGCTCTCGCCCCGCCATAAGCTGGAAGAAGTGCCGTCGCTCAGCAGTTTCCACCGCCCGGCGGGCAGCGGCACCACGCGGGAGGTGTCGGTGGGGTTGTAGAACACACACAGTGCCCGCCACCAGGCCCCGTCGCCGGGGGCAGCGGGCAGGGCCCAGCCCACCAGCGGCTGCTCCAGCGAGAAGAACTGCAGCGCCTCCGGGGCGTGGCGGTCGGTGGTGCCCAGCCGCGGGAAGGCGGCCCGCAGGGCCAGCAGGCCCCGGTAGTAGTCCACCAGGGCGTGGTACTGCCTGGCGCGGGCCCAGTCCAGACGGTTCAGGGCGAGGGAGGAGTGGTAGCTGTAGCAGAGTTCCCATAAAACAGTATTTGCAAAAGCTCCCGAAATGGGGAAGATTTGGCGTG